TGATTTCGCTTTTCGGTTTAGTCCAGCGAAATCAGAGCTATCCCCACCTCTACCAGATATAATACCAGCAAGGCCTGGTAAGTTGCCAGATACTTTTCTTAATGTTTTTTTGAGCGTTGAAACTGCTCTTGATCTACTAAAATCTATTGCCATGTCTACCCCTAAATAGTTCGGAAGGTTATAACTATTTATAATGGCTTACAAAGGAAAATACCAACTAAAGAACACTCACAAGTATATTGGCAATCCTATGAATGTGGTATACCGTTCCCTTTGGGAGCGTAAGTTCATGGTATATGCTGATAATAGTAATAACATTCTAGAATGGGGAAGTGAAGAACACATAATTCCCTATGTATCTCCGTGGGATGGAAGGAAACATAGATATTTTCCAGATTTCTACATTAAGGCAAAACAAACAGATGGTTCTATTAAGAAGTTTATTATTGAAATTAAACCAAAAAACCAGTGTAGTCCACCAGAAAAGAAACCTGCTCGAAAGACAAAAGCATGGTATAATAAGGTAAAAACATGGGGTATTAATCAGGCAAAATGGCGTTATGCAAATGAGTATTGTCTGGATAGGAATTGGGAATTTAAAATACTAACAGAAGAACATCTAGGAATAAGGTATAAATAGTAGTATGTATGAGTATAAATGTAAAATATTAAGAGTTGTAGATGGCGACACAGTAGATGTTGACATTGATTTAGGTTTCGGTATGTGGATGCACAAAGAACGAATTAGACTATATGGTATTGATACACCAGAGTCTAGAACCAGAGATTTAGAAGAAAAAAGGTATGGGAATATAGCAAAAGAAGTAGTCAAGTCTCATATGCCCGTTGGTTCTACACAAACACTAATTACAGAAAAAGATAAGTCTGGAAAATATGGTAGAATACTTGGTAAGTTCAGATTAGAAGATGGTAGTATCCTTAACGACTTCATGATTGAAAAACATTATGCAGTTGCATATCATGGACAATCAAAAGATGACGTTGAATCAGAACACCTTGAAAATAGAAAGAAATTAGATGGCAGTATCTAAGTACATTAAAGCAGTTCAAGACGCGGCAAAAGGTCGTCCAAAGTCTACTGATTGGTATAGAGAAAAAATAAAAGAGTTTGGCACACCAACCACTATGGACTTAATCAGAGATGGTAAAAGGTCAACCAGACCACACTTTGGGCGTTTAAATATGTTTATCTATTCACCTAGAGATGCAAAGAAGTTGCCCTACTATGATACATTCCCTTTAGTTCTACCGTTAGAACTATATAGTGATGGATTTTTAGGTATCAACTTTCACTATCTACCAATACCACTTAGAATAAGATTGCTTGATAGAATAGTAGACTTTAGTAGTAATACATTGTTTAATGAAAAAACTATACTAAATGTCACATATAATAAAGTAAAAGGTATTAGATTAGTCAAACCAACTATACATAAATACTTGGCAGGATATACAAAAAGTCAATTCAGAAGAATTGATGCAGATGAATTAACTGTAGCAACTCTACTGCCAGTGCAAAGATTTAAGAAAGCCTCTGCAGCAGCAGTCTGGTCAGATTCAAGAAAGATGGTATAATGAGTATTGCAAAAGATATACTAAGACAATTAGGTGTTGTATCAGATGACATTGAAAGCGCAGCCGCTGGGTTTCGTAACGATGGTGTTGCACAACCTAACAAGTTTGAAGTAATTCTATCATGTCCAACTGGAACTAGAGGTTCACAGACAGGCGGCAATGCACTAGATAACGTATTTTCCCTACTTATGGGTAAAGTTAATAGTGATGGAACAGCAAGAGCAACTGGATTGAGATGTTCACAAATATCTTTTCCAGGCAGAACTCTTGATACCGAAGCAGACACAAACATATATGGCCCGACAAGAGAAATTGTTCAAGGATATAGTTATCCAGAAGTAACAGGCACTTTTCAGTGTGGCCCAGATATGAAAGAAAAACAATTATTTGAGAGTTGGCAAAGACTCGCATATAATCCACAGACTTGGTCTATGGGATACTACGATGACTACGTTGGTAGTGTCACTATATACCAATTAAACAATTTGAACGCCAGAACATATGGCATTGAATTAGTTGATGCATTTCCAAAACAAATTGCAGAACAAGCTTTGGACTATGCAACCAATGACTCCTTTCACACTGTAGGTGTAACATTCTCCTATAGATATTGGAAGTCTTTAAATTCTGAAAGTTCATTGCCTGCACCAATAGAAGAAATGCTTGAATCAATTGGTGTTGATACAGTGAGAAGGACGAATTTGAAAAACGTAGCATTTACGAAAAGATAATTAATAAAGGATGAATAATTATGGCACTACCAAGACTAGATACCCCTACCTATGAAATAACAATTCCTAGTTCAGGCGTAATAACAAAATACCGTCCATTCTTAGTCAAAGAACAAAAAGTTCTTATGATGGCACAAGAGAGTGACGATGTAGGCAATATAGCAAATACAATTACTGAATTAGTTGCATCTTGTACCGATGGTGGTATTGATGCACAGAGACAACCAGTATTTGATATTGAATACTTGTTTATGAAAATTCGTGCAAAATCAGTTGGGGAAACTGCTAAAGTATCTGTACTTTGCCCAGATGATGGAAAGACAAAAGTTTCAATTGATATTAAACTAGATGAAATTGAAACTCAAATGTTTGATGAACACACAAATGTTGTTTCTATAACAGATAAAATTAACCTTATTATGAGATACCCTACACTAAAGGATTATGCAAAATATTCCACTGGTGGGGATGCAACAATGATGTTTGAGATGATTAATCATTGTATTAATGAAATGCATTTTGATGATAAGATTTACAAAAGAGTTGATGTATCAGATAAAGAGGTACAAGAATTTGTTGATCAGATGAATACACAACAATTTCAAGCAGTAGTTGGTTTCTTTGAAACTATGCCTAGACTTAGACATGAAATTACGGTAGTCAATCCAAAGACTAAAGTAGAATCTACTGTGCTATTGGAGGGGCTGCAAAGTTTTTTAGGGTAATCCTTTCTCATGAAACACTAGAAAACTATTACAAGATGAACTTCTCGTTGATGCAACATCATCAATATAGTTTGAGTGAATTAGAAGATATGATACCTTGGGAAAGGGATATATATACTGGATTACTTGCAGAATACATTAAAAAAGAAAATGAAAGAGTAGAGAGAGAAAACAATAAGAATAAATAGATGTAAAGGAAATACTTATGTTAATTAAATTAGTAGGGGGAAATGATGAAGACCCCTTTAGTATCAGAAGTAAGGAAATGGGTGTTTAGGGCATATATTGTTTGGAGTATATGTGCTGATATCGCCTTACTTAGCGGCCTAATTTATTTGATTGTATTTTAACGAGAGGAAGAATAAATGGCAGAAGAAATTAAAAAGGCTGGATTCCATCCAGCAGATAGTAACGGTGATGGCAATGTTAGTCCAGATGAACATCAGATGTATCTGGAATTTAAAAGAAAAGAATTAGAGGATGTAGATGCGAGGCGTGATGCAATGAGATATATGACATGGTTTGCTCTAATGGGTATGTTATTCTATCCATCAGGCATTTTGATTACATCACTGTTAGGACAAGAAGTAGCTGCAAAGTTGATTGCTAATATTGCACCTACATATTTTGTTGCAATCTCAGCATTAGTTGCTGCTTATTTTGGTGCAAATGCATACGCTGATAAAAAGAAATAGGAAAAGTAAATGACTCAAGAGACAGAACGAACTGCTATAGAGTTTAGTGAAGATGGTAAAGTAGAACAAATTATTGTTGATCCTGCTGGTAAGGGTGATGTTCAAGCAGGTATTGAATTTATATATCACATGAGAGAACACATATTAGATGTAGGTGTAGCAACAGCATACTTATTTGGTTGTTATGCATTGTATCTATGGTTAAAGAAGGTAATTAAGTAATGGCTGATAAATTCGACAGAGATATAATTAATGCCCTAAAAGCAAACAATGCAAAACTTGCTGAATCAATTGAATCAGATAAGAAGAAAGCATTAGATGACAAAGTTTACAGTGCTGATCAAGTTGCAGAATTGAGGAAACTCTCAAAGGTTTCTGGCACCGCTGCAAAAGGTGTATCTAAAGAAGCAAGAGCAGCTGCAGATAGGGATATCAAAGTCTTAGACAATCAGGCAAAACTCTTAGGTATATCAGCAGAAGAACTTGCAGGCAGACAAGCAGAAAAATCAGATATTGAAGCACAAAAAGTTGCACTACAAGAAATGAAAGATGCGATAACAAAAGCTGGTGGTAATGCAGAAGAGAATATTGCACTACAAAGAGATGCAGCTGGTATTGCACGACAAGAAGCAAGATTAGAAAAAAAGAATAAAATGGGTATCGCTGGTAGAATGAAAGAAGAAGCGAAATCTAGAGCAGCAAATATGGCTGCAACATTTAAATCATTAGCGAGTTTAGAAGGTATCAAAAATGGATTAAAAGGTTTAGGTGGTGGTGTTGTAGATGTGGCAAAGAGTGGTGCTGGTGGATTAATTGGTATGATTAAGAAAGGTGCTTTAGCACTCTTACTTCCAGCAATCTTTGCATTTGTTAATAGTAAATACTTCGACCAACTAAAAACCTTTTTAATAAACAAAGTAATACCAGCAGTTATGGCACTTGTTAAGGTATTCAAAGAAGATATTTTTCCAGTAATTATGAAAATAGTAGATTTCTTTGTAAAAGAGATATACCCAATTATTGAAGATGTATTCCTTAAACAGTGGGCTAATATTAAAAAGGTATTCAGTGGAATTGGTGATGCATTTAAACTATTTCAAGAGGGTGATATTCTTGGTGGTATCACAAAACTATTTGGTTCAATTGGAACATTCCTAATAGATACCTTAGATAATGCTGTCACTGGTATATTTAATGTAATTGGTAAGATATTTGGATTTGAGGGAACTGATTCTATAGGTGGATCTATCAGTAAATTTTTTAGTGACATATACGGTAATATCACTGGGTTCATATCCAAAACTTGGAATGGTGTAAAAGACGGCGCAAAAAATGTATTTAAGAGTGTCACTGGTGTTTTTTCATCAGCGTTTAATTTTGCAAAAGATAAGGTAACTGCTGGTTGGAATGGAATTACTAGTTTTGTTAGTGATAAGTTTGCAAATATCATAGGTTTTTTTAAGGATCTGTTTACATTCAAACCAGGCGATACTTTTGCCACTAAGTTTTTAGATATAATCCTACTACCTTATAATCTTGCAATAAACTTCTTTAGAGATATATTTGGTTTTGGTAAAGATGAACAAGGTAAAACAACACCATTTAGTCTGGGTAAGTATATTATGAGTGTTGTTGATGATGCTATAGATTTTGTAAAAGGTTTATTTGACTTTAAAGTTCCTAGTATGGGTAAAATAGCTGGTGATGCTGGTAATATGATAGCTAATCTTCTAAAGTCTATTCTACCACCCCCAGATTTCTTATCTTTTGATTTACCATCTATGACTTTATTTGGTAAAAAGTTTGGTGGTGGTGAAGTGAACCTTAACCCTATACCAGATGCAGTTTATAAGTTTGCTGGATTAGATCCAGCAACAGGCTTAGATTTAGTTAATAATGCAAATTCTGTTGAGGCAGGATCAATTGATCCAGTTGCAGAGGCAGAAAAGAAAAAGATGATTACTGGTTCAGAACAAATGTCTAATCCAAGAGGTGGTACAACAAACACCACAGTAATTAGGGATGAGAGAAAAACTATTGATAATGCGAATAAATCCACAACCTACCAAGGGCAGTCGTTAATGCATAACAACAATGCCCCTGGCTTTGATGGTGTATTTTAGTTACTTGCCAACTTCTCAAAGTATGACATAGTATCGTCATCTTCTTCACTGACTTGTACTGGTGCTGATACTTCTGTAGTATCAACAATCGGTGCAATTGGGTCATCCATAATGGCTTCTGCTGTTTTAGCAACTACCGTTCCAGACAATACAATATCTAGACGAGTTTTAAGTTCGTCATAAGACTTGAAGTTAGTAGGAGCAAGAAAACTCTGTAAGTCGTGTTGACTAGAAAAGATTTCTTCCAACTTATCATCTTCTGCAAGTTTAGTTGGTTCAGCAAACTCTGACTTATCATAGTTCCAGTAACCGTCTACCTTACGAATCTTTAATTTAAAGTCTGCACCTTCATCCAAATCAAAAGCATTTAAAGGTTTCTCATCTTCAAATGCTGGTGTTGCAGCTTCGGAAATCTTATCCCAAATCTTCTTACCATATCTGAACAAGAAAACTTTACCTTCGTTCTCTGGATGTTTAGGGTCACTTACCACATAGATGTTTGAGTAATAAGATAATTTCCTCTTTTGTTTACGGGCAATTTCCTTATCGGACTCTACACCACTATTCCACAATGCAGTATTGTGTTCTGACACTGGGTCTTTACCACCAGGCAAAGTAGTAAGAGAGTTCTCAATAAACCACTGTCCAGTTGGCCCTTGGAAAGCATGTGAATATAACTTCACCCATGATTTCTC